GGCGAAACTTGGCCAGAGGTGCCTTGCGTCCTCAAATCCAGATTGAGAGCCTGCCGAGCTGAAAGGCTGGCATGGGCAACTACCTGTCCAGACAGGGCGATTATCCGGCCATCCGGCGCGACGCAATGCCAAAGACCAGACTCCAATTCCTGCGAAGAAATGGCACTGATCGAATCCCAAAAGCTCGCCTGGCTTGATGTCTTCAATGCTTCGCTCATCGACTTCCCCTGGGGCAATTAGCCCTGCCTTGATCAACTCTCGCAACCATTGGGCCGCGAATGGATCAATTTCGTTGTAGTAAGCTGTCACGCCGCCTCCCGCTTCATCGAATCAAACCCGATATAGGTTTTCACGACCGAGAAATTGCTAAACTCGGTCAGGTATTGCTGGCCCAGCCAAATTTCATAAACAGGGCCATCAATCCCCTCTACCCTCACCACTCGGTATCTGCCCAACGCCCATTCGAGGTCATTCAGTTTTTCAAATTTCAAAGTTCAATCCCTCCTTGGTCCATGGTTTTGTGCTGACCATCTGGCGTATTGGGTCGCCGCCGAACAGGCCCGGGTGATTGAATTCGCGCACGTACATTTCGGTACTGCCATTGTTATTGACCGCCGTTTTTTTCTTGGCTGGATTTTTGGGCTTGGTTGTTTTCCTGGGTGACTGAACACCCGGCATGACAGGCCGGGGATAGTTCTTGTATGCACCCAGGCCAATGGCCTGAACCTTTGCAAAAGAGCACCCCATCTGCTTGGCAACAATTTTGTAACCGTCGATCCGATGCTTGCACTCAACCCGCTCCAGCGCTTCGATGATCGTTAGCGGGTCGAGCCCGTCCTTATGCTTTCTGCCCATTTGCCCGTACTCCGCTCAACAATGATTTCAGGATCGCGCTGCCCTTGGCGAATTCTTCCGGGGTGCGCTTGCGTTCAAGTCTCAGCCGGGCTTGGTTCTCGCGGTTGGCCGCTTCGATCCGGCGTCGCTCCCAGTCCGTGTCGTCTGAGCCGTCCAGATCCAGGCAGATCGCGCGGAACTCGGGCGCTGCTGGTGGCCAGTCCCTGCCGCTCTTGGCCAGCTTGTTCATACCGTGGCGAATCTGGTCTGGGCTTACGTCCGACAGGCAGGCCTGCCAAACCCGGTCGGGATCAACCTCGTCACCAAATGCGCTAGTCCATTTGTGGCCAAACATCGATGACATCAGCCCCCACAAGGTTTGCACCTTGCGCCTCTCGATCCTCCTGTGCTCGCTCTCGGGCGATGTTTGCCCGGACCCTGCCTGCTGCTGAGTTATCAATTCGTTGACCTGCTGCATGGGGTTGTCCTCCAGTGGGTTTCGTGAATTCAACGGCGTTGCTGTACCAGGTCTGCCAAGCGGCATCCCAGTCGGCCATAGTCGAGCCCTTGGCCGTGTGGTGATTCCGGAATTTGAAAAACTGGTCTTCCACGCTCAGATCCCACCGGCCCTTGCTCGCCCAGTAATTCACGGCCAGCTTGGTTCGATGCTCGGTCAGCTCGAATTCGTCAGGGAGTTTTGTTTTCCGAGCTCTCGGTTTTTTCTGAGGATCCGGTTTGTCCGGTTTCGGATTCGTCGTGTCGGATTCCCCCTGGGGGGATATAGGGGGGTTTATAATTGGTTTAAGGTTTAAGGTTATTGGTTCTTGGTTAGTTGGATTCTGTTGGGTATCTGTTTGAACGGAATCCAACGGCTGTTCAACGGGCGTTAAATCCTGTTGCTTTCTAGCCTTCTTCCGCGCCTCTGCGCGTTGCCTTCTAGCATCCGCCGAAGCCTTGCCTGCTGCGGACTTGGCCGATTTCGCGTTGTGGAATTTATCTATCTCCTCATCGCACCGGTCATGGGTGTAAACGTCGCCTGTCAGATGGAAAAACTCATCTAAAACGATCCTTAAAGCAATCTTTTCGTCATCAGAAAAGGCCATCAGGCGTCGAGCAAGACGGTCAAAGTCATCAGCAGGCAACGGCTGTTCGGTTTCGTAGTACAGTTCTATTGCGTCTCTGTACAACGACCGTTCAACACGTGTTAAATGTCGTGTCGCGTTGTTGAAATCTTTGATGTGATGATGGTACGAGTGCATCAGGTAGCTTACTCCAAGCCCTGGGAACCGTCAGGACCGTCGGTACTTTCATTACTACTTGCCCCTCCGAATATCGCTGCCATAGTTCGGAAACGAGTCCGCTTTTCTTCGAGGTGATCTGCAATGAGCTTGCGAACATATCCAGACCCGTCAGTGCCTTCTAATACAGCCAGCTTTGTGAGTGCCTGCTTGTCTTCTGGGCTCAAATGGACGGCCAGTTGTTCGGAAAGTCTTTTGGACATAGCTATGCCCTCCCGGTTGGTGGGTTTATGCGTCAGCTTCGATGGTCGCTGGCATTCCGTCGGTGGTATTCGGGTAAATATCGGGGCGCAGCTCGTGTGGGGTGACCTTCCACTCAACGGCAGAGCAGGCTTTCAAGACATACGCCGGGGGCACCTCTCCACCATCGCGGTTAAGCCAGTTCCAAATGTGGGCCTGCTTGACTCCGATGGCTTTTGCCAGCGCAACTTGGGTGCCTATGAGCTTGATTACACGCTGCAAAGGGCTTTGGGACATGTGGATTCCTCCTAAATTCAGCGCATAATAAAACACCTGTTGTTTTTGTTGTCAACAACTGATGTTGGTTTGGGAAAAACCAATGTTGTATCTTCCGCCATAGATAAGGAGACAATCCGGGTGATTGGCCGGGTGTTCTGGTCGGCTGCTTTTTGGTGATCAATCCAGCCCTGATACGGATCTGCAAGCCATAACAATAGCCCTGGCGGTGATGTCGCCTTGGGTTCCCTTCATATTTTCCAGTATACACTCCGCATAGCTCAGTTCGCGCTGCCTCTCAGCCTCCGCCCTCCGTGTTGCTTCGAGGCGCTTTTGCTCCGAGACCTCCGCAAAGTCGTTGGCCGATTCAACCATTGGGCGCGTGTGAGTCATAAACGACAGCCAGGCATCATACCGCTCATGCCGCTGTAGCTGACTCTCAATCTCCTTATCGTAATACTCATTTCTGGCTCTCTGCCGTTCAAGATACCCCATACCCTGAAATTCAGCACCTGACGCATACAAATCCCAGTCGTCCCATTCCGCACTGACTGGAATGGCCACCAATAGAGCCGCTATCGCAAGTGATCTGATCACCCCAAACCCTCCGTGTTGAGCCACTGTAAGGCTACTCAGCAAAATAGCACACGAAATTTATTATAAATAACAACTCTTGTTGTTGACACAAGTAAAAACATCTGTTGTTATTGTTGCCATGTTCAAACAGGAGCACGACATGGCAACCACACAACAACAATTCGCCCCGGAGTACACCACTGAACGCGCCTTGAGTAATGAGGCCCGCATTGCCCGGTATTGGAGTAAGCGTGAGCAGTTCACCAAGCCTCGGTCACTTATGCAGTCGCTGGCCGTGCTGGATGGCCTGATCGAACGCTATAACCAGTCACGTTCTGCCAGCGCGTCCGTGCCCTACTCAAAGGAGTCTGATCATGTTGCCTAACTCTGTGACCGTTGCCGGTCAAACCATTCATGGCCCGTCCGTTCCCGCTTGCTCTTGGGTTAATGCCGTTGACGGCAGACTGGTTGAACGCCGGGTATTCCCGAATGGCTCCGTTTCTGAAATGGAAGTGAGTCATTTTTTGGAAAATTCAGGTTATGGCGTTCTCTATGTCGCTGTGAATTTTCGTGAAGGCAGCGCAATCGTCTGCCAGGCAGGCAAACCAGCCAGGACAATGCACTGGCTTCCATGGCTCCAATCATTCGAGGGGGATGCTATGCACACTGAATTCGTGTCGTTCATTGCTGAACAACTGGGCAACGGTGAGTCCGTCCCTATGCCCGGTGGCGACGTTGATCTGGGTGATGTGATTACCCGTGCGATTGAGGACGAAAACGAGCTGTACGACGAGCTGGTGACCGCTCTGGTTGGTCAGTACCGCGCATACCCTCTCGATGATGACGGTTTGATGCTGTCGTCCGGCAGTCTGGCTCGCGTGATCAGCCGCATGACGTATGAATGGGCAGAGCAGTTTGCCGAAGACGTTGCTAAGGCCATGAAAGAAGACGCCGAGCAAGACAAGGCAGAGCGCGACCTGTCAGCACGGTTGTCGGCATGAGCCGCAAAGAGGTTTGCACCGAAGTCGCCAGCGGTATTGGCGTGGTGCTCATCAGCTTTTGGTTGGGTGTCGTCTTGTACGTCTGCCTGACCTGAATCCATTACCGAGGGAATTGTGAAAATGTCGAACGTAACCGCACTTCAAAATGGCCGCAGTACCGGCCTGGCAATGCAGCCATCCAGCCTGCAGGAAGCCATGCAACTGGCCGACATGCTCGCCAAATCTGGCATGGTGCCAAAGCAATACATCAACAACCCCCAGGGCACTCTGGTTGCCATGATGATGGGGCAAGAGCTTGGCCTGAATCCAATCCAGTCGCTGCAGAACATTGCTGTGATTAACGGCAAGCCGTCTATCTACGCCGATGCCCTGTTGGCCCTGGTTCAGAATCACCCAGCCTTTGGCGGCATCGAGGAAGAGCTCGACGAGCAAACCATGACCGCTCGCTGCACTGTCTGGCGTAAAGGTGACGCCAAAAAGCATACCCAGACATTCAGCCAGAAAGATGCGCAGACCGCTTCACTCTGGGGCAAGCAAGGCCCGTGGACACAGTACCCAAAACGCATGCTTATGTGGCGCGCCCGTGGCTTTGCTCTGCGCGACAAGTTTGCTGACGCCCTGGGCGGCCTGATCACTGTCGAGGAGGCGCGTGATTATCCGGTTGGCGAGAAAGACGTGACGCCCAAGCCGGAGCAACAGGAGCCGAAGACTTTGGAGTATTACCCGGCTTCCGACTTCGACGCCAATTTCAGCAAGTGGCAAAAGCTGATCATCACCGGGAAAAAGACGGCCAACGACATTATCGCCACCGTATCCACGAAGGGGCAGTTGACCGATCAGCAGGTGGAGCAAATTAAATCCGTACAGGTAGGAGAAATCGCATGAAGACTTTGGCGCTCATTCAGGGGTCCGACATTTGGAAGGAAGCCCGCGACGGCTACCGCACTGCCTCAGAGGCATCAATCGTTTCCGGGCATTCCAAAAGCGTTAAGCGTGACGAGCTAATCCATATGCGCGCCACCGGTACTGATCAGGAATTCAGTGCGTGGTTTCAGAAGAACATTCTGGATAAAGGTCATGCCGTTGAAGCTGTATCACGCCCCTTTGCCGAAAAGATTATCGGTGAAGAACTTTACCCGGTAACCGGCATTGATGATGCCGATTATTACCTGGCTAGCTTCGACGGCCTCACCATGGCCGAAGACACTTGCTGGGAGTGCAAACAGTGGAATGCTGAGAAGGCCGCTAGTGTTCGTGCGGGCGAGCTTCCGAAGCAAGACTATTGGCAGGTTGTGCAACAGCTCGTTGTTAGCGGTGCTGACAACTGTTTGTACATGGTGAGCGATGGGACTGAGGAAGGCTCTGTCTTCATGTGGTTTGAGCTGACTGATGCTGACCGCAATATGCTGGATCAAATCTGGCTGCAGTTCGATCAGGACCTGGAAGCCTACAAGGCCAAACTGGAGGCTGGCGAGATTGAACCGAAGAAGGTCGCTCCGGTTGGCACTGCCCCCGATTCACTCCCTACCTTGCGCATTGAGCTGACCGGTGCGGTATCGACCACCAACCTGCCGGAGTTCAAGGAGCGAGCGCTGGCGATCATCGATGACATCAAGACTGAGCTGATCACGGATGAAGATTTTTCGTCAGCCGATATGGCGGTGAAATTTTTGTCCAAAGGTGAGAAACAACTGGAGGATGCCAAATCACGCGCATTGGAGCAGACCGCCAGCATCGATGAACTATTCAAAACTATCGATGAGTTGAAAGACGCCATGCGTACCAAGCGATTGGCGCTGGATAAGCTGGTCAAGGCCGAGAAAGAAAACCGCCGTATTGCCATTCTGACGAACGCCAAGCAGGCGATGGATAAGCATGTTGGAGATTTGGAAAAGGCCATGGAAGCCCAGGCTAACTGCTCGGTGTCTATGCCTGCCATCAATGCCGACTTTGCCGGAGCTATGAAGGGTAAGAAAACCATCAGCAGTCTGGAGTCGGCGGCTAACGACACGCTGGCAACGGCCAAGATAGAAGCCAATCAGATTGCCGACATCATGCGCACCAATATCGCGGTGCTCAATGAGCAGGTCGAATACGGCTTTTTGTTCAGCGACTACCAGCAGCTTCTGACCAAGGCTAGTGACGATTTAAATGCCGTGGTTAAGTCGCGCATTGCCGATCACAAAGAAGCCCAGGCCAAGAAAGAGGCCGAGGACCGCGAGCGGATCCGCCAGGAAGAAGCGGCCAAGTTGAAAGCCGAGCAGGACCGCAAGGAAGCGGAGGCAGTCAATCCTGAGCCGGAACAGCCCGCAAAGATTGGTGTTGATCTTGCCAAGCCAGGTGCTGATCGGACAGTTCAGCAGGTATGGACTACGCCAGACAAGCCGGCTGGAAGCAACGCACCGACGAACGACAAAGTATTCAACATCGCAGTCAACGTGGTTTCCAGCTACTTCAAAGTAACGCCAGCGGAAGCGGTTGATCTGTTGGATGCCGTCGATTTTTCAGAACGGAAGGCAAACTAATGGCTAGAGGAACCGTCAATAAGACCATCATTCTGGGTCGCCTCGGGCAAGACCCGGAAATGCGGGCAACCGCATCCGGCACCCAGGTGGCAAACCTGAGTATCGCAACGAATGAGCTGGGTCCAAAAGATCCGCAGACCGGTCAACGGAATGACCAGACCGAATGGCACCGGATCATTCTTTTCGGTCAGATGGCGGAGAACGCCAACACCTACCTGAAAAAAGGATCGCAGGTCTATATCGAGGGACGGCTACAAACAAGGAAGTGGCAGGACCAGAACGGAGTAGACCGATATAGCACCGAGATTGTGGGGAATGAAATGCAGTTCATTGGCGGCAAGCCGGACGGCGAAAACAAGGGAAACGACCAGCAGGGAAGCGGGCAGCAGCGGCCACAAATAGGGAATCATGCAAGAAAGCCAGCGCCGGGATTTGGGAATGCGCCGAATACGGGTGCCCAGGGCCAGCAGAGGACCACTGCCCCGTCACAGGGGCCGGGAAGTGCCCCGGGTGGTATGGATGAATGGGCAGACGACTCAATCCCATTTTGAGGAATGATTATCGACCTTCAATCCCTGTCAGTACCGGAGTCAGGGAAAAGCAAGTGGATGGCTTTTGAAGTGGATAAGTCAGAGCTAGGCGACTTCTTCCTTTCAATGCCAGCGGCCCAGTAAACCAGTAACGCAAGAGGAAATGACCATGGCACTAGATACAACACTCCCACCTATGACGCCAGGCGTGATCTATCTGGTGCAGGGTG